CTGACTTTCTCATCATCTACATAGATAAGAATCAACAGAAGCATGCAGAAGTAATAGAAGTCAAACCCAGCACAGAAACAACCATGGAGAGTGCCCGTAGCACCCGTGACAGAGCCTATGTAGCACTTAATCATGCCAAATGGCAAGCAGCCGCAGCCTGGTGCAAGCACAATGGATTAAAGTTCAGGATAGTCACGGAAAATGAGATTTTTCACCAAGGCAAGAAGCGGTAAATACCTGCATGACTAAAAAACTGGAAGAACTGTTTGACTTGCCTTCTGTGCCCACAGAGCACACTGCCAGAGCCACTATCGAAGAGCACACAGAAACTCTGCGTGAAATTGATCAGGCCTTGGACAAAATTGATTCTGCTCTGCCTACAGTAAGAGATTTAGAAGCAGCAGATAAAGAAATGGACGATCTTGCAGAGCTGGCTCAGGACAAGTTCAACGATCTAATGGATTTGGGCATGAATGTTGAAGCCAGATATGCAGGACAAATATTTCAAACTGCCGGAGTGCTGCTAGGGCACGCCATAACTGCTAAACAGGCTAAATTGGATAAAAAATTACGCATGGTTGATCTGCAACTTAAAAAGCTGCGCATCGACCAAATCAGCAAGAAAGAAGGCACTAACGAAGCTCCTATTGATGGCCAAGGTGTAGTGGTTGATCGCAATACTCTGCTCAAAGAGATCCTTGGACAGAATAAAAAGGCTTGATTTTGCTAAATAGTTGATATAGGGCGCCACCATGAAAGCATTTAAGCAATATCTTGTAGAAAGCAAACGAACCTTTGATTTTCGTATCCGTATTGCTGACCACGAGTTACCTAACGAAACCCTGGATAAAATTGAACGCGGCCTAATGGCGTTTGATCTAGCAGATATTACAAAACCAAAAAATCAACCGGTTGCCTACACTAGAGAATTTCACACTCTAGGTCCTGTGGGTCGTAAACAGTTTGAAGTCAAGCTAAATTATCCAGCAACACCAGAAGGTGTTCGTGCAGTGATTCATAATAACACAGGCATTCCTACCTGTTGCATTGTGGTAAGAAGTGCATTAGAAGATGAAATATTAGGATCAGAATTACATGCTCATCCTGAGGAAAGTTTAGTAGCAGGAGTTGATACCTACAAAGAAGATGACCAAGGTCAGGTACATGTGGGCATGAAGCGTGTACACAGTTTGCTAAAAGAACTGCAAGCCGCAAGACAAGCCAATCAACCGCAACAGGTTAAAAATGTCAATGATGATATTTTGGCCAGTGACCTGCACAAAGAAAAAACACCCAAGACTCTGGCAGACCTGCCACAGAATAATACGAGTCCTGTAAAACCAAATAAGACTCCGCGAGGAAAGTGAACATGAACAAGCACGATAACATTTATAATATTTTGAACAAGCTGTCAGCACTGGAGCCACCTGCTCCTAAACAAGAAAGCATGCTCAAACAGTTGAACGAAAGTTCCTCAGCTAAATCTGCTGCACCTTCTCTGGCAGAAAGACTCACCCAAAGATATCAAGAAGCAAAACAATTGAATGAATACTTTCATTTTGACATGCCCAAAGGCAAGGACCGCGGTCCACGTGACACAGGCACAGATGAACTGGAGCGTCGCAGCAAGCTGGGCAAAGATCCTCTGATCAAGCATGGCGCAGACTACAAAACCAAAGACCAGTATGGCAGTGGTTATAAAATTGCTGGACCAAAAGGTGCATTGCCTGAAAGCGAACAACGCAGTATGAGTCGTGCTGCCAAGGGCAATGAAAAGTATGGCAAGGATGGCATGAAAGAGTTGGCCAAAGCCGGTCGTGACGGTGCCAGCGAGCAAGAGTTAGACAAGATTCGTGCCAAACACAACAAGTATGACGAGAGTGTTGAAGTAGACGAAGACATGCTGGCCAAGAAAGACTACGACGGTGACGGCAAAAAAGAATCTGGCAAGGCCGAATACATGGGCAGTCGTGACAAGGCAATTAAAAAAGCCATGGGCAAGAGCAAAGAAGAAGGCAACGAGTTCAGTGGTGAACTGGCCGGCATGCAGAGTGAAGCAGGCGGTTATGCTCCCAACGACCATCCGCAAAGTAAAGATTATGGCACAGGCGATGATGATGCAGTGCCAGGCAAGAGTTGGATAAAAGATCCCAGCGACCCTGCCAGCAAGGTTCCTGCCTACCAACGCAAGGCCAATGAACCAGGTCGTCGGGCCGCTCAAGATAGTGCAGACGCCTCAAATGAAAAAGTTGGCGCCAAGGTATTCCGTAGTGGTCGGCCAGCACCAATGGAAGAAGCACAGTACGACGAGAATGATGCACACAGTAGCTTACCAGGCATGCGCAAGACCAGTGACAAAGAGCACAGCGAATACGATGCGGCAGCTCATACCATACGCAAGTGGATGCGCAAACGTGGTTGGAACACTAACAAAGAATTCAAATCAGCACTCAAATACATCATGGACAACCTTGATGACAAACATGATGATTCATTGACACACAAAGTCAAAGAAGCTGCTAAGATATGCAAAAAGCATCATGCTACCATGATAGAAGCTGGTTTAGACATGAATCTAATACAAAAGGCTCAAGGTGCCATGCGAGGCGTAAACACTGATCCTGAAAGCGAACGCAACCGTGGAAAGCCATATGGCTATCGCAGTGACGCAGCACAAGACAGTGATGATGATTACGATGAGTGGGGCAATCTAAAGAAAGGTGCTAAAAAGTCAGCATCTGCACCCAGCGACGCTCCAAAGAAAAAAGGTCGTCCCCGTAAAAACTTTGGTCCAGAGCGTGTGACTGCCAAGGCCTACAAACACAAAGGTGAGCGCAAAACAAATGAAGGTCGCGCGATAGATCTTGAGCACTATGTAGAAGATACCATGGCAGAACTAGAAGCCATGTTTATTGTGGAAAAGGCCAAGAGCAAATCACAACAGCGTTTCTTTGGCATGGTACATGCAGCACAAAAAGGCGACGAACCTGCTAGCAAGGAAGTGGAAAAAGCAGCTAAGGGCATGAGCAAGAAAGATGCCAAGGACTTTGCCAAAACCAAGCACAAAGGGTTACCAAACAAAGTCAGCGAAGGAATCAATTATGCAGAGATGATGCGTGAGACAGATCAGACTGTAGAAGAAATGCTGAACGAACTGCACGGCGAGATGGACGAATACAAGCGTACAGGTTACCTTGGCGACAAGCTACGAGATGCACTAGACATTCATCGTCACAGCAAGAAACTCATGGACAACGAAATACCTAATCTAGTAGAAGTGCCGCCAGAATCTGCTGAGGCCGTTAGCGTGATACCAGCAGCACCACCAACAGTGGATACAACACCAATCAAACCAACTATTCCAAATCCCAAAGCTGGGTTAAGAGAACTGGCCAAATTGGCAGGCATTAAACCGATTGAAGAAGAGCCCAACGAGAGCAATGAGTTTATCGGAGCAAGGCGCGATGCTATTCGTGCAGGCAAGGAAACATTCACAGTAGGCGGTAAAACCTACACAGTGACTGGTGACAAGGACGAAAAAGTTAATGAAGGCGGTTGCAACATTACCGCTGAAGGTCAGTACTGCCCAGAACATGGCATGAACGAATGTGGTATGGCGGAAGGCAAAGGCAAGTCCATGGAAGAGTCTGCTAATCTAGACGAATGCGGCGACATGAGTCCAATGGGCAGTATGGATCAGCAGGATGGTATGAGTGTTAACACCAGTATGGATACCAAGACTGGTCGTAAAACAGTTACCGTGACTGCAGATGGCGATGCAGCAGAAGAACTGGCCAAGATTCTAAAAATGGCTGGCATGATTGGTGCTGCACACCAAGAGAAACCCAAGGTGATCAGTATTGACAACAACCTTGAAGAATATGCCAACGAACCAGACGAGCGTTACGCAGGAGTTGATGCAATTACTCGTGCAGGAAACGATCTCAACCGTCCTAAAAAACAGGATCCTGGCACAGCCAACCGTGCCGCAAATCCACTGGACGAAACAGCAGTTCAAGAAGACAAATTGTTCAAGTTATATAAAAGTCTAAAAGACATAGTGTAAACAAAAGGCCCACTAGGGCCTTTTGTGTTTGTTTATCAATGAAAAGATACAGCGTATATAGAATGGTTTTGCATGTTGCTTATAGTTGCAACATGAGTTGTCGCGGCTGTGTAACACTCAGCGATATACCAAGAGATGGAGTTGCAGATTACGATGATCTTGTTCAAGGCATGCAACAATGGAGTAAGATTCTTGACCCAGATTGGATAGTGTTGTTTGGGGGCGAGCCTCTCATGCATCCTAGAATCAAGGACATTGTGCGTGAGGCCAGGCGGTGTTGGCCCCGTGCTAAAATCAGCATACCTACCAATGCATTGTTGTTGAGAAAAATTTTTGACACTGAGTGGGTTCGCGAAGTACAGCCTCTTGAAATAAGAGTGGCACTGCACAAGAATGACGATGAAGGAAGATTTTTCAAAAATCTTATTGCAGAGTTTCTAAATCTTTTTACAGACTGGGTTGTGAACAACAAGTCAGTGATGCAGGGCGGCGGCAATTGGGTCAGTGCAAACATTCCATACAAGTTTGCATACGAAAATCCAATTGGCCTGAATATTGCTGTGAGTCAAAATGAAACTTTTGTGGTGCCTTATGACTTTGATGAAACTGGTAACAAAGTGCCATTTGACAGCGACCCAGACAAGGCATTTGAACATTGTGTGAGCCCTGGTTCTGTGTACATTTACAAAAACTTGCTCTACAAGTGTTTTCCGTACCCAAACTTACAAGATACTCAACCAGACTTTGCACAGCGTTGGCCCAAATACAAACCCTATTCAGCGGCAGATGACTTAACCGAATATTTTGCTAACATAAGACAATCACATGCAATTTGCAGCATGTGTCCACAGTCAGGCAAATTGCAACACAACGATCCAGAGACCGTAAAGATACTGCCCAAAGCCAGCTGGATACAAAAACAAATAAAAATAAATACTTGACATTTCAGGAGTTTTCAATGAACAAATTTTTAGCAACAATTCTACTAGCATTACCTATTGCAGCCTTTGCTGCCAAGCAGCCAAAAGGTGTGACCTACGATGCGCAGATTGTGCGTGTGAACGATGGTGACACTGTGGTGATCTCAGCACCTTTCCTGCCGCAGCCCCTCAAGCCAGAATTGGCTGTGCGCATCTATGGCGTGGATACTCCAGAAAAAGGACATAGAGCTCAGTGTCCAAGTGAAGCACAAAGAGGCGAAGCAGCCAGTGCATTTACTAAAAATGCAGTTGCCAAGTCCTTGAAGCGTCAAGTCACACTTTATGGTTGGGACAAGTTTGGTGGTCGTGTGCTGGGCGACATGATTCTTGATGGACAAAGTCTTCGCTCATTGTTAATTGCCAATGGATACGCAAGAGAGTACTATGGCGAAGCCAAACAAAGCTGGTGTCAATAACATGGGCGAGCAAGAATATCAGCCCAACGGTGACGAAAGCGATCGCACCGTACCCTGGGGTCAACACTAATGAAGCTGGCCAACTTCTTGCTTTTTTGGATGTTGGTAACTTGGTATATCAGTCGCGGCGACCTGATTGGCATAGCACTCTGTGTCACAGGGTTTTTAATCATGCACACAATGATTGAAGAATACTATGAAACAGATTAAGTTTACTTCAAGCAATTTTGTACCAGAAGGCGAAACAGGCAATCTAGATACAGTGCTGGACGAAACCGATCCTATTCACGAATTGAAAGCTCTAGCCGGGGTAAACAATTCAAAACAGCCTAACTGGCAACAGTACGACGGAATGAATATCAGTCGTACTGGCATGGAAAAACGAGAATTAGAGAAAAAACACAACATTCAGCCAGGATCACCCGAGTGGTTCCAACTGTGGTTCAGCCTACCGTACATGACAGGCGAACCTCCAGTCAAGCGGTAGCCCGCCCTTTTTGCTCCATGCCCAGGTACTCGTACCAACTTTTGTGTTCGATGTGTATTGGACGATTTTTCCACTTGCTTACCAATTGATAGTAGTCAGGTTTGAAAGGCATGCGCATGGGTTTCCATAGCTTGGTGCCTTTTTTGTGATTACATGGTTTACAGGCAGTCACAGCGTTTTCCCAAGTGACCTTACCTCCTGCACTGCGTGGAATCACGTGATCAATAGTAAGCGCATCACTGTTGAAAGTGTCTCCACAATACTGGCACTGATAAAGATCACGTAGATACAAGTTGCCTCTACTGAACCGCACTCCACGCTTGTTGTTGAAGTAATTTTTTGTAACAGCAACAGCTGGATAATTTATGGTCAAGCTGGCACTACGAGCAACATATTGCTCGTATTCTTCAAGCACAGTAATTCTATCCAAAAACATCAATTTGATAGCATGTTGCCAATTGATAATGCTCAATGGCAGTATAGAAATAGGCTCATAGTTTGAGTTGAGAAGCAGGCAGTTCATGTTAAATACTTATATGAGTAAATCACTTGAAGGTGTCATTGTAAAAAAAGCTCACCAAACGGAGAGCTTTACAGAACATCAGATCCATGAAATTGCCAAGTGTGCCGATCCTATTACCGGCCCACAGTTTTTTATGGACAATTACCTATACATCCAGCATCCTACCAAAGGCAGTATTCAATACCATCCTTGGGATTACCAAAAAAGACTGATAGATACATATAATAATTATAGATTCTCTATCAGCATGATGCCAAGACAAACGGGCAAATCAACAAGTGCTGCTGGTTATTTATTATGGTACGCAATGTTTGTCCCCGACAGCACCATATTGGTAGCAGCGCACAAGTATCTTGGTGCTCAAGAGATCATGCAGAGGATACGGTATGCATATGAACACTGCCCAGACTTCATAAGAGCAGGTGTGGTTAGCTATAACAAGGGCTCTATTGATTTTGACAACGGCAGTAGAATAGTTGCTCAGACCACAACAGAAAACACTGGTCGTGGTATGAGTATTTCACTGCTCTACTGCGACGAGTTTGCATTTGTGCGATCCACTATTGCCACAGAATTTTGGACTTCAATCAGTCCAACCTTGGCCACTGGTGGTAAGTGTATAATAACTAGTACACCAAACAGCGATGAAGATCAGTTTGCTCTGTTGTGGAAAGGCGCAAACAAAACCATTGATGAGTTTGGCAATCAAACTGCTCTTGGCATCAATGGATTCAAAGCATATCGCAGCAAATGGCAAGAACATCCTGAGCGCGATGATATTTGGGCAGCAGAACAACGAGCTCAGTTAGGCGAAGAACGCTTCCGCAGAGAAATGGAATGTGAGTTTATCATTCATGATGAAACACTGATAAACCCTGTAAGGCTGTTAGAAATGGACGGCATTGAGCCAATGGAACGGCAGGGACAGGTGCGTTGGTACAAAAAACCATCCAAAGGATGCACTTATCTAGTAGGACTTGACCCTAGTCTGGGCACGGGTGGCAATCCTAGTGCTATACAGGTTTTGGAATTGCCCACACTGTTGCAAGTAGCAGAATGGCAGCACAATAAAACTCCTATACAGCGTCAAGTGGCCATAATGAAAGACATCACCAAGTACCTGGCTGACAGCATAGAAAACAGCAATGATGTTTACTACAGCGTGGAAAACAACACCCTAGGCGAAGCTGCATTGGTAGCCATAGCAGAAATTGGCGAAGAAAACATTCCGGGGGTGTTTCTAAGCGAGCCCAAGAGAGTGGGCGGCGGCGGATATCGCAAAGGCTTTAATACCACCAACAAGGTAAAACTGGCAGCTTGTGCCAAGTTCAAAGCTCTGGTGGAAAACAAAAAACTGCACATTGCCAGCAAAAATCTTATAAGCGAGCTCAAAACCTTTGTGGCCAAAGGCATCAGCTTTGAAGCCAAAGAAGGTGAAACAGATGACCTGGTAATGAGCATGTTGCTTACGGTGCGCATGCTGCAATTTCTCAAGGAATTTGATGCCAGCCTGGACAGCCATGTGCGTGACACGCTAGACGATTTTGTAGAACCCATGCCCTTTATAATGATATGAAACTTGAGCCAGTCAAACAAATTGCTGGATTGTATCTAGTGGCAGATGTTTATGATTCGGCATGTCTTGACCAATTTATAACAGAAGATCACAGCAGCCTGCCGCACAAAAGCCTGCCCATGCAAGAAACATGGCTACGCCGCAACTACAAACATTTCCCCTCTAGCAGTGCCTGGCAACAGCTTCAGCACAGCGTGGACTACTCTGAGGTAAATCACGTGCTGGGCTATTACAAATACAGTGCCATGGACACTGCCTATTGGATAGATTTGCCAGGATTCAGCACAGGCATGCACCAAGACAATCAACAGGTCAAGGCCAGTTTGCAGGTTTATCTGGATACAGGCAGTGAATTAGGTACCCAATTCATAGATCAAAACAACAGGGTGTTCACTGTGCCCTATCAAAAAAACACCGGCTATCTCATGATCAATCTTGGACAAGTGCATGGCTTTCCGGGTCCAGCACACACATTCAGGCACAGCACATACACTTTGTTAAAGCCAAAAAGCTAAATACACACATGGCACAAGATATTGACAAAGTAGCAGACGCACTGTTTGAAAAAATACGCGGCAGATTTGAAAATGTCAGTCTGGGCGACGAAACGGGTGACGCCACAGTTAAACCTGAGGACGCTCGTTTTTTTAACTTTGACTATGTTAACAATGAAGGCAAAAACTATGGTAACATTACCATCAGCATCATTGACAATGACAGCTTAAAAATCTACTTCAGTAAAAACATCAGCGAACAGCTCAAGGGATATGAGCTTAAACAATGGTTTAATTTTTTGTACGAACTACGCAATTTTGCTCGGCGTAACCTAATGACCTTTGACACAAGAGACATCAACAGGAGCAATCTACACATTAAAGATATCAAGCAGATTAGCAAGGCTGATAGCACATTTGACTCCGGAGATGTAAAAGTGACTGAAAGTAAACTATATGGCACACCCAAGCACAGCTTTGAAAATGTGGGCGGAGCTCGAATTAGAATAGTGCATACCGAAAGTGTGAACGCAGAAGTTCGTGGCAGTCGAGCTAGACATATCAATGCTATCTATATAGAAAATGCTCAAGGCGAGCGTTTCAAAATGGAAAGTAACAAACTCAGTGGTGCTAGAGCCATGGCACGCCATATCAGTGAAGGCGGCAATCCCTACGATGACATTGGCAAACAAATCAATCACATGGTCACCGAAATGGCAGAACTAGGTAGATTTGTTCGCAGCATGCGCCGTAGAACATTTGAGGACAGTGTAACTGTGCGCATGGTAGAAGCGTCAATCAACTACTATAACAATATGCATCACCAACTCAACGCTCTAAGAGGCATTCGTACCTATAAAACATTTGTAGAATCATTTGAACCACAACCACAACAACTTGACGAAGTAGATGTAAATGAAATCAAAGAGCGTTTTGTTAAAAAAATATTTGACGATCGTATGACCGCGGCATTGCCACATGTGTACAAGGCTTACCAATTGTATGAACAACAGAAACAAAATCAAATCAGCGCAGTAACAGATATAATCAAAGGCCGCTCTGCACTCGCCCTGGCCACCAATGAAGGCATGGATGAATACATGAAGATGCTCAGATTCCACGACAACAGTGCATTGGTAAAAACAGTGTTAGAAGACA